AAGCTTGCCGCTGACGATTAAATCTGGTGAAACGAAAAAGGGGCGATTCACGCCCCTTTTTTTATGCCGCAGAATAAGCACTTGCCCTAGTACCATTTGATTGCGTGGCGGGTGGTAGAGCTTGACCCATGTCAACGGTGCTGTTCGAACTGCTTACAGTGGTCGGTGCATTTGTATTGTTGACTATAGTTACATTACCCGAAGAACCCGCTTGCTCTGTTGCGCTTCTTTCCATAGACTCTCTACGCACGTCCGCGCGTGTGCGAGGTCTGCTTACTTGCTCAGGTGGTGGTTCATTTACTTGTGCGCTTGTTGCAGTAGCAGTAACTGCCGGTGCTTCTCCACCTTCCATGGTCTGATTAAATACGCGAGTAAACGTCTCCATCGCAGATTCGCCTGGAGTGAAAGCGGCTCTCAATGCCGCTCCGCCAGCTTTAGTCACCGCAACTGGGAACCTGAAAATCTTCTGAACAATCTCTGTGACTTTATCAACCATGTTACTGAATAGGTCTTGGAAAGAGAATGAGTCAAGTACTTCACTGAAGTTATCAAAGCCAAGCTTGCCGGCGATCCAAGACACCCCGTCTTTCAGTAGATCAAGAGGCATCATGATTAGCCCATTGATAAGCCCTTTCAAGCCGCCATAAAGCCCAGCGATAAGCTTGTCAACCATACTTCCTTCTTCTTCTGTGAAGCCAGCTATTGCGCCCTTGACGGTATCGACGATACTCATGATAATACCGATGGGAACAAAGAGTCGCCCTAAGACAGCACCAAAAGCACGTATCGCACCAAAGAATTTGCCAAACGTTTCACCGATTGAACCGAAAATGCTTCCGACTCTTCCAAAGCCTTCACTTATCGGCGAGAAAATTTTACCGATCATCCCATTTGGATCGAAAAAGCTTTTTATCTTTCCAAACTGTTCTCCGATAAAGTCGCCAAATCTAGTCAGTGGTTTAACAAGATAGTCATCAAAGAACACGTATGTTTTAACAACAAGATCATCAAGAAATTGAAAAATCTTCGAACCTCTGCCGAACTTTTCACGAAGCGTGTCTGTTATTGGTGCGAAAAGATTTGGAATCTTAAACGCTTTGAATAGGGCACGAATAGAGTCAAAGACTCCTTCGACGAAGCCTACAATCAATGCAGGAAGAGTAGCGACAGCGCCTATAGCAAATCCACCTAACCCACCGATAGATGGTGCAACTGTTGCACCCCCGCCAGGAGGAACAGGAGGGACAAGTGCAGGTGCGGGGGTGACAACGTTTTTTATTTCGCGCATCATTTCAAGCATGTCAAGCTTGTCAGCACGAACCATCTCAAAGAACGTAAGGAAACGATCATCGATTTCGTCTAATCGAAGATTGGTTTCCTCTTGTGATTCTAGCAGTTCTTTAAGCGTTGTTGCCATTTGCTATCTCTCTTGCTTGTTTTTCTTCTTCTAATGCCTGAACTAATAGGATGATGTGCACTTCCCTCTCCCACGGCATCATCATTTCTATTTCTGTCAGTGAGTATTTATGATGCCTTTGTAGCAAAAAATTGGTTTTAAAATGATTTGCTAAGTCATCGTGAGAGAGGCATATTAAAAAAAACTTTGAATCCCCTTCAACTCAATCTTATTATGTTCACCACACTTCTTACAATCGTATTCTATGTTATGCTTTACTTGAGGCATGTCTAATAGAAAAGACGATACTTTTTCGAATTGTTCTTTTGTCATAGACTCAAGAAAAGCACGAACGTTTTCAGTAGGTTCGTCTGCAATTTCAATTCGATCATCTTCGGTCAGCACTGCGTTCATACTGTTCGCAAGAAGATCAAATCCCATTTCGTTTTCATTACGACTTAGATCGATATCTTTGTATCCAGGATATTTCATCTCAATCGTAATCTTGTCGTCAAGCTTGATAAACTTATCCTTTGCTTTGCCTACGCATTCAATCTTCTCAAGATCAATCGTGTGTTCATTCAACTCTTTGCAGGAATTACACGTGAGATTCACTGTAGAAGTTTCGCCGACAGACTTGGATCGAAGCTTGATGAAAAGGTATTCAATGTCAAAGGTAGTTAAAGAATCGACTTTAGTACTTGACTGAATACAAGCTTGAATGGTGTCGAGAATAGCGTCCATCATCTGTCTTCCGTCGCCAGACTCAGCCGCCATCATGAGAACTTTTTCTTCTTTTACAAGATACGGGCGAAACTTAATTTTCTTACCCGTGGATGGAATCGTTAATTCATATTTTGGTGTATCATTCAAAACAGGCAATGCCATTATTTAATCTCCATTAGATATTAGCCGCGATTGATCCTAACACTCCAGTCAGTGCTTTCTTCAATTTGTTTTTCGGATCGAACTTCTCACCGGTCCAGTAGTGATATGCAAACTCTACGTTGAACTGGCTGATTTCATTTTGCGAACCATCCGAAAATGTTTCGTATGTAATGCTTACAGGATAAGCTCGGTCAAGTGTCCACTTGTATGTTTTTTCTAACTGTGTACCAAGATCGATATCAAAGCTTAGATTGATAGGTCCTAGATTCACGTCTTTGTTGTAAATAGGATAACTCACACCTTTCTCAAGCTGATAGATTTCAACCTTTTTGCAGTATTGATCAGGATACGCAAGTTCGAATCTACCTTCGATATCGTCATACTGCTTTAGAGCCAGCGATTGCCACTTTTCAAAATATTCACGAGTGTTCTGATCGTTCAGAACGCGAAACGTCATATTGATGTTTGGATTTACAAACCCGTGAGCAACAGCTTGCTGAGAAACGCCAAGAGGTCTTTCGACAGTAGTAAGCTGTCTAGAAGGAAGAGTCACACTTGTACAAAGCACACCGTGTTCGTATGCGCTATTTTGAGACATGATCGAAGGGAGGTACACATAGTAAAGATTTGTACGAGCAAATCCTCTACCCTTCGAAGCAAGAGCTTTTAACTCTTCTACTGTTCCTGACCTAAGCATTTATAATTCTCCGAGAATCTTTATACACCTGACTAGCGGTTCCTTTTTGCCACTGTGCGACAGGAAGAAACGTTGCGATTTCCCACTCAGGCGGTGGGATGTATGCAAGTTTACCTTCAACTTGACTAGTCAAGTAATGCTTAAAACAGGGCTTAAAGTATTTGTACTTTGCGGCTCTGTTTAAAAACTCATACGACACTTCGAACTTTGTAGTTTCGTTGTATCGATTGTTGTTTGTAATGTCCATCAAGCCATCAAGAAACTTGGCGCGAAGAGGTATAGGCAGATAGTGTAGATTCATGCCATAGAAACCTTTCTCTGCTGGACCAACAGCAATAACTAATGGAAACGCATCCCAGTAAGGTAGTGTATCGCGATGCTTGGCGTCATAGAAAAACATGTACATTGATCCGGATACTGATCTTGCTTTCTTTTCAATCGGATCTTCGCTCATCAATTCTCTTCGATTGATGTTGCGCATGTTTTGCACTTTACGCCGAAACCACTCACGCGACTCTTTAGTCCGCGGTGTGATACCAGCGCGAAACGCTTCCATCTCTACTGTTTGAAATAAGTTACTCATACCGTTATTTATACGTCTTTGCCGAATAAAAAGTCTTCGTTGTGTTGAGCGAGCAAATTATAACCTAGCGATCCCAGATACTGATGTATCATCATGGCATTGGCAATGGCGTCTTTTGAACTTTTTAGAATTTCTAGTAGTATTAAAGGTGAAGAATCCTTAATGGTGTTTTCTGCACCTTTTAGCACTTCTAGTTCATAGCCTTCAACATCAATCTTAAGAAAGTCGACGTTTTCAAAAGAAAATAAATCAAGAGGTGCTACTGGGCAAAAAAGTTTCTGGCTTTCGTGTTCAAGGTCTTCATTGTTTCTTACTGAGCAGTGACCCGTTCTCTTTTCATAGAAGTTTGTTTCTATTGAGCCTAGCGACGATCCTAATCCACAATCATAGATTTTTATTCTAGGCGATTTTAGATTTTCTTTTAGACAATCTCTAACAAAGGGAACTAGCTCAAATGCATGAACTTTTTTGAAATGATTTAAAAATCCATGACTCATAAATCCATATGATGCTCCTGCATCGATTGCGAGTCTGCGAGAATTGTTTGTTTGTATTAACCAAGGCAGAATCAAATCACGAAATATATTGTGATTATAATTCATGTAATAATCACTATCGATCTTGCATCTTTTAGCATAACCTGTGAATGAGAATGCTTGCTCTGTTTCTAATAACGTCCAATCACCTACTAGCTTTTTTTGCATTTTGTTTTTTTCTCGTAAAAGGTCTTAAGGGTTTGATAGACTTGGGTAAAATGCCCATTCTTTCAAGTTCTTTTTCGGTCCAAATCTGAAAGTCCCAGCCTTGATCTTTCGCGTATTCAGATGCCGCTTTCCACTTGTTGCGGTTTTTTATATATGTTAAACCTTCACTGATGTAACGTTTAGTTCGACGATCACCTGTTGGTGGTGATAATTCTTTTTCTGGTTTTATTTCAATAAGAACAGTCTTTCCAGACTTGTAAACAATTTTCAAGTCCACAAAGTATCGATGAATCTTGTTGTCTACTTCGTATAGATAAGGTATGATAGTTTCTTCACTTGACCAATATTTAATCTCGCTGTTTTCATCACACCAACGAAAGCAATTGCGTTCCCACAGTGAACGGTAGACAACGTTCCGCACGTCGCCCTTGTACTTCGAAGGATCCTTAACTTTATATTTGCCTTTATACGTCATAAAAACTCTATAAATAGATGAATAACAACTCACCCATTATTTAGAGTGTTTTTAATGAACGAGAATCGAATAAGAGCGCAAGCACAGAGGGACAGGCTGTTCGGCAACAAAGCTAACGATCAGACCAATACTTCGCCCGAAGAAGTTACTGTCGCTGAAAGCACCGCTACTGATGAGCAGAACGAAGAAGCTACGAATCCTTCTCAAGAAGCTTTAGAAGAGGCGCGCAACTACAGATACCCTTTAACTTTGTCAAGAAGCTATCCTGCTAGAATTATTTTTCGCGCTATTAAAATTGATGGGATTGATCTTGCGGGCAAGATTGGTGACACTTTTAAATCCCTCGCTTCTAAAATATCGAACACGATCACCAATGCCATTGAAGACACAACCGCATCTGTTGCTGATGATAAAGTGCAACCCGAAACAAAGCAAGAAATTGCAGAGGTTGAAAATCAAGCAAAGCAGAAATTTCAAAGTTTTGAAGACAAACAGGTGGGAATTAAAGTAGGTGAGGTAACTCTTCCTCTACAGAGGGATTTGCGTTTCAGCGATAACGCTCAATACGAAACTGCGAATCTTGGCACCGTCGGTGG